ACTTTAACATCTGTAATATCGGGACCGACTGCATAGACTTGCGCCCATCTGGGCCGAATCCCTTGACTTTTCATATCGTCGTCCATTAAGATAAGACCACCGCGACTTAAACGTTCCTTGAATTCCATACCGTGAACGATAATGGTACCCTTGGTCGGTTTAAAAGTTGCTCTTTTAATCTTTGCATGTGTAGCGTGTACTTGGTTTGCCATAAATTAATCTTTGTTAGGATCAAAAAAGTCTGGAGCTTCACTCGCAGGCTTTACCTTAACCTTCTTCTTACTATCTTCGGCTCTTGCTGCTTCTAGTGCCTTAGCTGCATCAATAGCCTTGATCATTTCAATTTCATCATCTTCTTCGCTAGTGTCGAGGAACTCTAGTTCTTCTTCAACTAGTTCTCCAAGATCAACCTTAGTTTCTGGTGCGGGGGCAGTTTCAATAGGAGTAAATGAATCTGCGGCAGGCTTGCGTTTGATCAAGTTTGCAGCACGATTTGCTACTGTCTTCTGATACTTGTCTCCGACCTTCTTAGTTACAGGGACAATAATTCTTCCCTCACCGTCGATGGTATCTCCTCTTGCGTTGACACTCATATTGCCTACTGCGCGAGTTCTTTCATTCTTGGCAGCTAGCTGAGACATGTCAACGACTTTCCCTTGTGCTGTTCTATATTTTGCCATGTTTAACTCCTTCTGACTATTTATATATTTAAATAGTAGTCTATTTTAAAAATTCTTCAATATCCAGATCATAGTACAAACTGTTTATCTTGTGTACTCCGATGAGGAATAATACAAAACTAGCAACACTAGAGCCTCTACCCACACCCCAAACAATATTGTGCTTTCTCATAGTATCAACTAGATACTTCAAATATTGTAATAGAACAAACATATCTCGTTCTTGGTACAATAATAGCTCTTTTCCTGCCCTCTGTAATTCTTCTTCGTTCTGGCACTGGTCTAGAACGAATTGTGCAATATCAAAGTTTTTGTATTCTTCGGGAAAGTGCCAATTATTTTGGCACATTCTATCAAAGTCCTCAACTGACATATCAATATCAGCATATTCGATAAGCTTAGGTATGTTATCCAAATCTAAATCATCTGAGAAATGGATTGGCTTATCTACTAGTGCGTTTTTGAGGTTGAGTTCAGTGTTAGTCAGATATAGGTCTACTAAATCATTCTCGGTATAAACCTGTTGACCGAACTTATCTATCTGCATAGTGTTATACTATAGCATATCACTATAGAAGTCAATTGATATTTTGACCGTTTTCTTTCCAACCTAAGCCAACTGTGAGCCACTCGTCGTTTCGGAAAAGCTTGATTATCTTATTGAAATCGCCAACTGAATCACTATCATTGTTAACTGCAAAGCATGATGAATTCCACCAGTAGTTGCCTGATAACAAATCTTCTGCGATTTCAGAAACGATACTGAATCTAACTCCCTGACTCATGCTTGAATTGACAACCATATCAGTAATCTTAAGGCGATCTTCTGCTATTGCGTTTAGCTTTAGCATCAAGATCATTGCTACAATTTGGTCAAAGGGTTCTTCTGGTAAAGCACAGACTTTTATTCCTGCCTTTTTGTAGTTGGCAATTTCTTTTTTATGAATGCTGTTAATGAAAATGCTGTTTTGTATGAAGTTCTCTAATAGATATGTGATTCTACCCATAGCTACGTTTTGCTCATGGATAGAATCAGTTTCTACCAGCATGGACAGAGTTAAATCATACGAGTTAACATAGAACTGACCCTCGAAATGGAGGGCTGCACTAAAATAAAAATCTTTTTCTATTCTCGTAGTCATCTGTCTGATTCGATGTTGATCTGGTTGTTAAGTTTTTGCTTAGCAAACACTTCATCCATTTTCTTAAAGTACTGAGTTCTATAGCTCTCTAATACCATTTGTAATTGATGAATCAATGGCCCATTGTTTGTTCGATACGCAAATGTTAACTTGTTCATAATGTTACCAATTGAATTCTGCAATTCTTCAATAGTTTTGCCTTCTAAATCTGTACTAGCTAAAAACGGATGTTCCATGATATTACCAAGATGTTAGGTTGACCCGCTTCCAGATATCACTTCCTTCTACATAGCATGTAGCAATGGCATTCGATGAGGAATTGCCTAATGTGATGGCAGACCCGGAGACTCCATTTACTCTAGTTTTACTAATAGTAATGTTGCCCGGGGTGAGTCCGTCTGTGGTCTTTACGTAATAAACGGTGTTTGCAACTATAGTTGAGTTAGCAGTATCTACATTGCCAGTGAAAACAACCGGGGCGTTTACTGCGATGTTGGCCGTAGTTAGCAATGTGATGTTCCCATCAACATTAGTACCGGTCAATTCTCTTTGAATTGCAGTTGAATTATAGTCATTGGTGCAAATGTACAAATAGCTAGCTGGATTGACATACATATCACCCGTGCCGCCTGCTAAGTTAACATTAGCTCCGCCGATAGTATCAGATACAGTAAATGAAGTAGAATCTACAACATTTCTGATATAATACGTTGTACCACTGTCAATATTAGCTTCGAAGCTAGTTCCAGTGAAAGTTACGGGGAGTTCTGCATATAGTTGAGAAGTATTTCCAGAAGCCAATGTGAAATAGTCACCGCTATTTGAGCTAGTGACATGAAGCTGACCAATAGTATTTCCTACTGCAACTGCTCCAGTCGTGTCACCGGGAACTCCGGTCGGGGGAGGATCACGGTTAATAATCTGAGTTGATTGGAACGGGCGATTGACTGGAGAAACGCTGATCGTGTTTCCGCAATCGATAGACTTGAATTCATATTCTAATACTTGCACATCAGCAGGTGCAGTTATAGTTGCTACATTAGCGATGTTCGCATAATTTTCTAATATAGTTACACCGTAGTTGTTGTTAGCTGAAACAACTTGGCTAGGCAATGAAACAACTGCATCAGTGTTTGCAACAGTTAATTTAAGAATTACTTTACTTTCAGTATTTACTGGAGCCCAGCTACCGAATTGAAGTGTCACGTTTCCTGTTACAGTACCATAGTGAACGTCTGCTTTATTAACGTCTACTAGTACAGTTCCTGCCAATGCATTACCTAAATTATAAGTAGTGGCTCTCCATCCGCTAGTAGAACAGTTGCTAATCAGAGTATTAGCCATATCATTGTTAAGCACTGAATTATTCAATGCTGCCTTCAATACGGCTTTGTTCTGCAAATCAGTGATTTCAGAGGACGCAGTATTAAGCCCATTCTTAATCTGAGCGAAGTTATCTCTGAATCCCTGGCTACTGTTGTTTTGTCCCGGGACAGGATAATTAGTGTTGATTCCGTTTGTGTTAATTTGACTCATAGTTTATATTCCGTATTATATTTATCGTGGATACTGAGTGTGATCAGGTAAAATCGTAGGTCTGGGAAACAGAACATAAAAATCCTTTGAATCGATCGGATCTGGTACCGGATTAGCACTAGGCAATGAAGTCCACGATGCCGGCGTTAGATTGTTATCGTAATTATATGTGGCACTCTTGTTCACAATAAATCTATCAATCTCGAAATTGATTTGATTTAAGGTTTGAATCTGCCCAACTGGATTCTTCCACTGAGTTTCAATGTTGTTTTTTACTATTTCAGAGTACCCTGGTTTGGTGTATGCTATTACCCACGCAGGAGTATAGCCCAACGTATTGCCGTCTAGTTGTTGACTAGTCATCCATAATGGAAGAAGATAGGTATTAAACTCTTGTCCCAATACCTCACCTACTTGCTTTCTCATATTGGGTAAGCTGTTAGGGTAGAATACTCTAGCGAATCCCGGAGTCAAGCTAGTGTAATACTCAGGTGGCTCATTTTCGTCACCTATGTAGCTAGCAAAAATATCTGTCTCAGAAGTATACCATGGCCCCTTATTAAGAGGAATAAAATATGGCCAGTACACTTCCTTAGAAACACTGATACCTTCAGGATTTACTAAGTTATCTACTATGCTACTATAAACGACCTCATAGAGAATTTCGCCCGTTTGTTCGTTTCTGGCAATAGCAGTTTTTAGTTCACCTAGTGTTAGTTGACGCCAATAGTGATTCTTCGTGATTGCTGCTACATAGTCTTCAAAGTCGCTGGATCTAATACCATATGCATGATCATATACCACGCTCTTAGCTTTACCAAAGTTAATATCGTTCGGTCTATAAAGATATTCGTTTGGTATTAGAGTCTCGTTATCTAGCAATGTTCTTAAAAGTTCTCTATCCTCGAGGTTAGGAGAACACTTGATATATAATGTATCAGTTGGGTAAGGGAATAACTGATAAACTGTTACATTAAATGTTCTTTCCGCCGATATAATAGGGAACATAGGAGAATATGCTCTCACTGTGAAAGTGAAATTAGTAGTTCCATTTGGCTGTGTAATAGTATCACCGGGTTGAAAAGCTACTACGCCAGCTAAATCACCATTCGTCATTAGTGTTAGATTGGGCGGAAGTGTGCCACTAGAAAGAACATATTCGAGAGGAACATCACTTTTAGCAATTATCGACAATGTACTAGTAGTTCCATTGAAAACAGTTCCTAAGTTTTCAGGACTTACCCACACAATGTCCCCGTTTATATCGTTTCTTATTCTGAATGAGAAGTTAACGAAGGGTGATATGACTGCTGGATTGTTTACCTTTCTCACTGCTACTGAAAAGCTGAATTCGCTAATACTATCAGGACTAATAATTGGATTTCCAGTTATCCAACCAGTTACTGGATCGCCGGTCAAACCTAAAGGTAAGTCAGCATAGACATATTCTATTTCACTGTCATCAAAATCTTTACCTAATATTCTAAACACAACGTGATTATTACTGGTCAATTTTCCTATATAGGCATATTGACTAGGTAGATATGTCTCTCCCTTAGAGTTGGGCGGGAACAGATAATAATCATAGTTTAGATCATCATATCTGATATCATAACTCAATGGTCTAGTATTCAATATCGTAGGGACACGAGTGTTAGGTGGTCTGCCCGGTCCTCCGATTGAGTTGCTAGCGTTTTGATTAATTACTGTGATAGAATAAGATTCTAATGCGTTTCCAAACGGAGTGATCAAACGCAGCGAAAATTCATAAGTCTGAATAGTGGGCTGACCAACAGAAACGTTAGGTAACGAAACATCCATATATCCAACTTGATTATCAAGCTCAAACAACGGGCCGTCAACTGTAGTAGAGATAGTAAATGTCGTATTGTTCTTGACTTCTTTTACGTAATAGGTTTGTCCAGCAGTGATTCCGCCTAGCACAGAACCAGAAAATACGATGGGTCTTCCTGCTCTAAAACCTAGAGTACTATATGCTACAATCGTATTGTCTACTGTAGCAATAGCTGCGGTAGTTACTGATCCCAAATTAACGTTCACATAAGGTGGTTCGGGATAGCCTCTGATTAATCCATATTCGTTAATCTCTAGTCCCGGGGGAAGTTGACCTTGTACCAATGCGACTAGAACATCAGTTCCACTAACCGGTACTGAGTATCGTATGGGATATTGTACCCAAAGACTATCATTAGTTACTAAGATTGTTC